GGAGTTTCTTGGTTAACTCTGGTTTGCTCTTTTGAAGTTGCTCATACTTCATTGCCTTATACAAGGTCTGCACAGCACGACTGTCATACACGGAACTAAGTTCTTGGTCAGTCCATCCAACAGACTTCGCATAGTCACGGATTTGTTTCCGTACCGCATCACCCTGTGGCGTAGCTAACTCAGGAATCAGACTAACTAGCTTCTCAGATTCTGTGCGTAAGTGCGCTTGCAGTTGGGATTGTTGCTCTGCTTGTTGCTGTTGGGCAATGCGTTGCTGTTCATTCCTCACTACTGCTAACTGCTTCTCACGCTGACTCTGTTCAGCTACCGCTACCGCATAACCGATAGGGTCTGTTTCCTTTAGAACATCTAAGTCCACACCCTGATTTTGCTGCGTAAGGAAGCTATCCAACGCTTGCAACTTCTGGGCGTATGCCTGTCGCTCTTGTTTCACTTGCTCTAAATGACCACGTTCAGCTTCAATCGCCTTACGTTGTTCAGCTAGAGCCTGAGACTTTTTAGTGTAATCCGTACCTTGTTGATAACCCTTGATAAGTTCGTCTAGTTCTACTTCGACTTCCTCACCAGATGCTTTGACTTTATATCTCTGCTTTGGCTGTTCCTCGGATTCCTCCTCAGAATACTCAACTTCGTCAGTCTCTTGTTGGTCTTCTGGTTGACCTTCGGCTTGGCTGTTTTCAGCTTCCTCAGAATCACCCATCATGCCCTCAAACGCTGAAGCGGCTTGGTTTACATCTAGGCTTTCACTCCCATTAGGGTTGGTGTTTTCCATTTGTCATCTCAATAATCGCCAGAAACCTTCTGGACGGAGGTTAGGGTAAACCCTAAAGAATCTTCCACTTCTTCTCTCTAATCACAGTTTCCGAGGCTAAACCTTCTAGGTGTCCTGTAATTAGTTCAATAGTCTTAATGTGCCGATAAGCATCTTCACGCCTATCACATTCTTCTGCACTTGTGTTAATTATCACACTAATCTGTTCTTTTTTCAAGTTATCTATGACTTCTTTGAAGAAATCATCATTTAATAGGTTTTTAGCCCATTGTGCTAACAGGTGCTTGTCCATATTGGTTTTGTATTCCAGAAATAATGTCGTTAATACTTAGGCTAGATTTAGCTGGCATACCTTGCTTGCTACCCAAGATGCCCATCAAATCGTTGTAACTCAAGCTAGATGGCTGTGAGTATTGGATAGGCTCTGGCACTTGACCATAGTTAGGGTCTAAGAACTTTTCCCATTGAGTACCAATTAGTAGGTTTCTGTTACCAAAATCAATTGGAGGCAAAGGTGTAAATGGTGCAACGCCTGTCTTTGGAGGTGTTCTCCAATCAGTAGGGACTTCAACAATTGGGTATGTTGTTGGTGTTGTTGTTTTAGGATTTACAGCAGCGTTAATTCCTGCAATCGTAGCACCAGCACTAATCAATTTAATAACATCAGTCGCAGTTATTTTTGTATCTTTAGTGGTTGGTGTAGTTGTAGTTGGAACTGCAGGAGTTACAACTGTAGGCGCAGTTGCTGTAGGTACTGTAGGTACTGTAGTAATAACTGGAATATCAGGCTGTGTAGGTCTAGGTGCAGTTACCTCAACAGTCGGAGGCGCAGTTGTACCACCACCCAAAATAGATGTGACAGCATTGATTACATCTGGAGACACTTGTTCTGGTCTAGTTGCAGTTGTAACAATAGTTGGAACTTGTGAAAGAGTGTTTATTAAAGCATCAGCAGTAATTGGCGTTTTGGCAGCATTAACAAGCAAAGTGTCAGATGCACCTGTTACTGGCAATGAACTAACAACAGAAGCAATATCTGTTGCACTTGCGTTTTCTAAAAACTGAGTAATCTGTGCGTTTGTTAATCCTGCGCCTTGCATTGAGCTAATTAACTGACTTTCAAGAGCATCATTAAACTGCGCTGAAGTCATGTTAGATGCGTCTATCGGGCCACCTTGTAGGTAACCACCCAATGCACCACCTGCGCCACCTAGCAAAGCACCTTTAAGTGGGTCACCACCAGCAAGACCTGTTGTAGCACCACCAAGAATAGCGTTACCTAATGCGCCAGCAGCTATTTGATTAGCACCTGCACCAAGCAAAGCGTTTCCAAGCAAACCACCTGCACCAGTAGCAGCCAATGCAATTTGAACCATAGGCATCAATGTACCTAATAACTTATCGGAACTAGATGCAGCAGTTGTATAAAAAACTGGAGTGCCATCTGGCAAAGTTTCTACACGATAACCTGTGTTACCTTTGCCTGTAAATGTTCCACCAAAAGCGTTATCTGTTTGACGCTCACCATATGTATTAGGAACTTCTTGACCAGTTACTTTATTTCCATAAGTTGTAACTGTTTTAGTTCCCATATCAACATTAGCACCAACTGCTTCATCATAAATAATGTTAGGAACTTCTTTGGTAATCTGACCAAACTGGCTAATGTCAGTAATTCCAATACTAGCTAAAATACTAGCCATGTCAGCAGCGTTAGCTTTTGCTGAACCTTTGCCCTCGCCTGTCCATTGGTCAGTAGTACCTTGACCAAGAATTTGCTGAGTTAGATATGTCTGTGCAATCTCTGGATTGCCTTGAAGCGCAGAAGATACTTGTGTTGGAGAAACTCCAGCAGCTTGCATTGTTTGGTTAATCAATGTAGCGTCAGCATTAGGATTAGCGTTAAACCATCCAAGAATGTCAGCGTTAGTTACAGTCGGTACTGGAGGGGGCATTTGTACAGGGCCACCACGCACTCTTTCTGGAGGAGGAAGAAGCGTAACTCCAGTAGGTGTGCCATATCCAGTATTTACACCTGTATCTAAAAGCGTTTGCGCCATTGGAGGAGGAGGAATTACTGGTGCTAAAGTTGTTGCTTGTGGTACTGGAGGAGGAGGCGCACCAGTAGCAGATTGATACTGAGCAGCACTTACACCAGCCTCTGCCATCGTTTGATTGATAAGGGCAGGACTAGCATTAGGGTTTTCATTCAACCAACCGAGAATGTCTGCATTAGTAACTGCCATGATTAACCCCTAATCTCTACGTTAGATGTAATGCCAGCACCAATCTTCATTGCTTTCAGTTGTGCTTCTGCTTCAAACTCTTGTTGCTTCATAGCAAAGTAAGCCTGTTGTTTCTCACGCTCTAGTTGCAACTTAGCAGCTTCCTTCTCACGCATCATCTGCATTTCAAGAACAGCCTTCTGTTGTGCCATCTCCATGTCAATCTGTTGTTGCTGTTGCTTCAACTGAATGTCAGCTTGTGCTTTGGCTTGGTTAGCTTGTATCTCAGCTTGAGTCCGAGCCATGATTGCTTGAACTTCTGGAGGCATTTGTTGTTGTTGTGGAGGGGGATTGCTTAATGCTTGGTCTTGCTCTGGAGTGATAGCTTTGTAGAACTCAGCACTATCTTTAAACCCTGCAATCTCAACCATGCGTCCCAATGTGCCACGATACTGAGCAGGTGAAACGTAAGGATTAGCAGGGCCATACTGAGCAATCAGTTGCTCTTGTTTAGCAAGAACCATTGACAACATAGCCATTTGCTCTTGTCGATTACCTGCACCTAAACCTACGTTGATAGACACATCATATTGGTTAGCCCATGTTCTAGGGTCAAACTCTACGAACTCACCACGCATACGCACCATACGAGCCTTGTCCTGATACTTACAGAGCAAGTGCAAGATGCCTTGGAACAAAGACTTAACGCCTGTCTCAGCAAAGATTCGAGCCATCAGTTCAATCTTACCTGCGCCAGCTTGTTGCATAGAAGCAACCGCAGCAGCAGTCACGTTCTGCAAAATAGCAGGGTCTAAACCTTGTGAAGCATCAGATACACCAGTACGCTTGGACTGTACTGTGTCCAAATACTGAAGCATCGGGAAAGCCTGATTAGCCACGTTCTGAACAACCAACTGTTGAACAGCACCTTGTGACTTGGCACGAATAACACCACCAGCAGTAGAAGTCAGCAAGTCATCAAGGTTTACTTGACCTTCCACAGCAACAACTCGTGCATTGTTTGTCAGATATAAGTTATCCAACATCTGACGAGTGATAGTAGTCTTGATTAACTGTAGGTCAACTGTTCTGTCAGCTAATGAGTTCCCAAAGAACTTGTGCGGAATTGGGATAGGACAAATTGAGTGGAAAGGAACATAGTCCACTTCCTCAACCATCTCCTTACCATCCTCATCTTGCAGAATCTCATTAGAAGCGTAAAAGACTTGAGTCAGAGCAGCAATGCCCTTTCCGTTCATATCAGTTTTGACATAACACTCAAAGACCTCAATCTCTTGCATTGATGGGTCATCAGTCTGTGTTTGGTAGGGTTGCTCACCTGCTGCATAACGAGCCACACGCTCTGGTGTGTATGCCAAAGCATCACCCATCTGCAAGCCTTCGATTTGCTTCTTGTTGAAACCCATAGCAACCAAGTCACTACGAGTCAACATCTGCCTGTGGGCTACGAAAGGTGAGTCAGCAATAGTCCTAGCCTTTTTGCTAATCAAGAACTCCTCTGGAGGTACGTTCTCAATCGTTACTTTGCCTGACTTTTTCTTTTGCTGCACCACAACATTATGTGTAGCACTCATCACAGGCATACCCATAGGGTCTACAACTGGCTGTCCCATTGGGTCAATGATAGGAAGTTCTGTCGTATCTTGTTCGACAATCTCCATAGTCTCATCACTCATCAGCATTGCTAACTCGTCATCAGACAAGTCAAAGTAACGCTCTTTGGTAATGTCTTCTTTGTTTTCCCAATAAGCCTTAACGATGCCGTTCTTCTGCATCAAGGCATCTTTGAACCAATCATGCAGAATGGCTACACCAGCGTTATCACGATTGAAAACCCAATTGCAGTAGTCTGTAGCTTGCTTTGCAGAGGCTTCATCCCTTGGGCCTTGTGGCTCAAAGACTACGATATTGTCTGAGCCTGTAAAGATACGAACTAAGCTAGGTAGCGCACCATCTATCGCTTCTGCCACTTCTCCAGTAACGATTTGAGACTTACCCTCAACTTCATTACCATAGGGCTGTCGTAGATAAGCCTCCAGAGCCTGTTTGCGTTGTTCAACAGTTTCGCTTTCAATAAATCCAATTGCATCATCAATCTCTGCTTGGATTATCGACATTAACTCGTTCTGTGCCATGCTTGTCCTTTGGAGGGCGTCCCATTCTGGGTTTATCCAATTGTAACTCTTTTACCATATTTTCAAGCATTTCGA